TGAGGATCGACGCCCAGTTACGGTTCCACCCAGCGTGTCGGTACAGCTGGGTTCCGGCCCTTAGGAGAAGCATGTCGGCCACACCACCAAGCAGGCCAGCATGAAACAAGCCATGCGGCGTACCCAGCTTCTGGTACCCCGAACCTCGATCCACCTCGTAAGGGCAGGGGCCGGTGATCGTCTTGACGGTCCCTTCATCGGTGACCTTGAAGTTCCGAACCTCTTGGGACAGCGCCGAGGGAGAGTAGAGAACCTGCGCCTCTCCGGGGGGCACAACAAGGCTGAGTGGTGTCTGTTGTGCCGGTCCAGCCATTAGTGCAGATCCCTCCAAGCACTACCGTCATAACCCTGAAACTTAGAGTCGGTTGTGTTGTAGACCATCATACCAGCCGCAGCTGTGAGCGCGTTGCGTTGCGTGGTTGTCATCCTCGGCAGAATGACCGCCCCGGTCGTTGTAGTGACCGTCAGCGAACCGTTCACGGCAGCATCGCCTGTGACGGTCAGCTTGGCCGTCGACAGGTCGTGCTTCAGAAGGTTCGCTTCTGATAAGGCGCGCAGAGCCAGCGGGTCTTCTGGTTGTGCCGCAATCGCGGCAGCCGCATCGGCCCGAGCCATGCGTCTAAGGCGCCGCATGATCTACGGTGCCGGTGGTAGCGCAGCAGCCGTGCTCTTGCCCCGCTTGCGGGTAGGCTTGATCTCGACGACGGGCTCTTCTTCCTCTTCCTCTGCTTCGGCTTCTGCTACTTCTTCAGGAGAGAGCCAGTAGTTGAGCTTCTCGTCGAAGGCCCAGTCGTAGGGAACCCAGTCGAACTTGCCACGAAGCTCCTGGTCAGACCCCAAGAAGTCGTGACCATTCCGAGTCATGATCACGCCTGTCCAGACATCGGGGTTGTCCTCTGGTCCGACGATGCTAAGGATGGTAGCAATCTCATACATCCCGTTAAGGCTGTAGCGGTGAACGTGGGACCCAATCTCTGGGCGTAGAATCTTAGCAGTCGCGGGCATAATGAACTCCAATGATGGACCCGTCATAACGGGCTGTCATCTCTATGACGAACTGAATGTACCGTATCGTGAGCGTCTCGTGAAGCCTCCAAGTGGTGTAGGCTCCACAATCCCCCCAGGGTTTGAGTATCGGTGCCGGTACCTACGAGCCAGCTGCTCGTACCGATCAAGGTGCATTGTTGCCCCCGACTGGTCACCACCGTCGAGTAGGCACATGTAGTAAAGCGCCAGCTCAATCAATGCGGACACGGCATCGCGCTGAATCGGCGCAGTGTCCTGGTCACTGGTGAACTTCGGCGGCAACCGCAGCACACGAAGGTCGAGCACATAACGGGCGTCTTGGTGAGGGTAGACCTCCCAAGCGTAGTAGCCAGTCGAGTGCTTCAGGGGGCGCTGGTAGTCAGGAACGGTAGAGCCATCCCAGGTGACGCTGCCTGTAGGTGAGACCGTAGCCGGATCTACCTCAGTCAGGAGGTAGAACATCCCAGCCTCTTCCACATTCGACTCGCCCGTTCCCGTGTCGTAGGTTCCGACACGCGCCACGTAGAACCGCAATCGCAGACCTGTACGGCTCTCACGCGTTGACCCAGCAACATCGTAGCCCATCATGTGGTCAATGTTCACGCCTCGTATGCTGAATGCCGCACCTGTCGTGCCCTTCTGGTCGAATCCAGTCACCGGCGATGGGGCACTCTCCCACATAGGATCTGAGATGTACTCGGGCGAGCGAGACTGGGGACGACGGCCCCACACGTAGGTGTAGCAGATCTTGAACTTACCTGGAGCCACCGGACCGGCCCATGCCGTTGCGGAACCACCACTCACTAACTCACTCGTGCTGACAACCTTTGGGGCCTTACGGGGAGGTGGCAGCTGGAAGTGACGACCTCTCCACATGCGGTAGGGTCGACCCTTCGACTCCCCTCTGAAGTCGATCATGTCTTGCCGATACGCACCGGCTGTGTCGATGCCCCAGACCTGTTGGCGGGTGTCGTCCCAAACCTTGGCAGGTTCCAGCAGTTGCATCACGTCGTCATGCAGGAAGAACTCTGGCTGATGAATACGGAAGTCCATCCCCGTGTCTGTTGAGTTGTCCCACGGCTGCTCAATACTGACGTAGAAGGCCTTTGAACCCCCGGAGCTGACAGACCACCACTCTCGAGACTGGAGGCGAATCCATACACCCGAAGGGTTCTGAACCTCGAGATGCATCTGGCCGTCCCATGTACCGTCTATGGTAGGCGCCCATGTGTGGCTGTCGCCTAAAGCGGAGCCATCAGAAGCCTTCCTAAACTCAAGCACACGGCGGTCGGCCAGAGACCGCAGCCTTGTGGCCACGGCTGCATCGCTGCCTTTTACGTCAGGCAACAAGACAGCATAAGCCTTGTCAGGGATCAGTGCCTCGGGCACATCCCCCGCGAGTCGATCTAAGGCAGTGTTGAGCGCTTCCCGGATACGACCGTTCAACGTCGCACCTGAGCTGTCCCAAGCCCTGAAGTCGAGGAGCCGCTGCCTTAACGACCCAAGGGATACGTTCATGCTAACTCCACACACAAGAGGGCCAGAGCCCCGAAAGGCCCTGGCCCCAATGTATCATGAATCAGCTACTTACCACACAGGCATCGAAATGACCGCAGTGATTGGAGTACCAGTGGCGCCGTCGTTGGCTTCAAGAGCCATACCGAAGACGCACTCGAGGTTATCCGTAGTTGCGCTGGCAGCGAGCGTGAGTGTCGTCGCGTCACCGTCAGCAGCAGACACCAAACGGTCGCCTTGAGCCACGGTATCGACAGTATTCACTTCACATACACCCTTAACTACGATCCAACCGTACGATCCAGCAGCAATCGCATGGCCAGCCACTCCAAGAACCCGATGCACATGAAGTGTCGTGGTGGAGAGGATTGCATTGAAGGCGGCGTAGTCACTATCCAGGAATAGTACGTCACCCTCGGCAAAGGCAGTCGATGCTTCGTCGTTGTACACGAACACCCAAGTCTTCTCACCGTAATGAGTCGAGTTGGCGGCGTTATTCTCGTCCGGCGATTGCGTGAATCGAGTTCCGAGAGGGTACGCCTCGTACGTGTAGGTTGCGCTGATTGCGTCAGTCTTTACTTGGTTTCCAGACATGATGATCTCCTAAGCAGAACCACCAGACACGCAGCCTTGGGCTGGAGTCTTGGTGCAAATGAGGTTGCCCTGCATCGAGAAGATCGCTGTAACCACATCCTGGTCACCAACACGTTCCTTAAACTCGGAGATCACCGGTGCTTCGTGCATCGGGAACTCGATAAAGTCCGTGTTGAGGAAGTAGGTCACACCGCCACTGGCGTCGCCAACGGGGCCGCCACCGGCAAAGTCGTTACGATCCAGATCGATGGAGGAGTAAACCTTGGCAACACCAAGGTCGAGTCCGAGTGTGTTGGTCTTTTCAGTCTTGTCTTCGACAACACTGATCCGAACCAAGTTGAGGCGGTCTTCCTCGAACTGGGTGTAGGTATCATCGTCCATGATGACCAAGTCAGGACCCTTACCCATTCCACCGGCATAATGCGCACACTTGCGATAGATTTTCCGCAACTGCAGCATGCCAGTATCTGCCCAGGTGCCAATGTCGGCATACTGGTTGAAGTGGGAAGAGGCCGTGGCCTTCTGCACAGATTGCACCGTCTGGTTCTGTGCAGCAGGTAAAGCGAAGTCCAGCAGACCATCGCCCACACCTTGACCGATACCCGTAGAAATCTCTCCGTTAAGGGTCAAAAGGCCGCGAAGTTCAGCAGTCTGGAAGACAAGGCCCCGGCTCACACCGGTCAACAGATACTTGTTGATGTCGCCCTTGGCGCCTTCCATAGTGGTCTGTGGGTACTCTTCAATGAGACGGATCACGGCAAGCTTGCCGCTGTTCATCTGGAGTTCCCGCTTGGGGATGTTGATCGCAACAACCAAGCGATGTGGCTCAACCTGGAACTTGCTCACCTGTTGGCGACGAGTCATGTTGAGAAGCTCATCACCAACATAGATTCCGACACCACGAGCGGGGGCACCACCGGCGAATGAACGCTCGATATAGGTACCGCCTTCCATGGGCATCTTGGCCTTGCTGGAGAGCGCCTCGAAAAGCTCGTTGCTACGGACGAACGCGTTCACAAGCGGCCCACGCAGGTCTGCGAAGGTCGTGTTTAGCAGTTCAGTCGAAATAGACATTGATCTCTCGAGTGGTCCGAGCACGATCAACGCATGAAGCAGAGACCTGCCCGACCAAAAGTCAGGTAAAGAAAAACTGGATCTCTGCTTGCCTATAGGTTTGCCAGCTCTCGCTGTCGGACCCTCGCGGGCTACCCGTACCTTCAGGTGCTGTTTCAGATTTACATGGTTGGGTGTAAAAGCGCAACACCTTGATTTTCATTTTTTGTACTTTCCGTCTTTGGTCAACGTGCCCTTGCGCTCCATAGAGTGGCACTTAGCTACCAATCGGTCTTTACTCGTCTCGTCTGCGGAGTACTTGCTGATGCACTTGCTGATCAGTGCTCGCTGGGCCTTCGTCAGCTTCCTGTACTTCTTAGCCATTACTTCTTCTCTTCCATGATCTTGCGGACAAACTCGGCATTGATGGACTCGTAATGCTTGTCCATGTCTTCGCGCCCAGCCTTAATCTCAATGACCAGCGCGTCGAGCTTAGCCCCAGTGCCCTGCATCAACTCGTCTCGTTCCTTATTGTAGTTTGAAATGACCGAGTCATACCTCGTGCGGATGTCATCCTCTCGAGCATCGTGCCGCTCTTGCAGCCCGTTGATTTGGGACTGGAAGCTGTCCGTCAACAAGTCGAACCGCTGCACCATCCGAAAATGCAGGTACACTAAGAAGACGGCAAACCCTGTGAGGCCGCCATATTCTGTAAGTGATGTAAGGATGATGTCTTCCATCTTTTAGGCCACCCCCAGTCGAGAATATCACGCTGGTAGCGGTTCTGCGTACTCTGGCAGCCCGTGATACCATCGCATCATAGGGGAGGTGTTATGGCGGCAAGCGCAACAGCAAGGCAGAGACGTACAAACCGGCCAGCTGTCTTACCCGATGGTGCCAAGCTGGCACAAGCACCCGGACTGAACATGGCGAAGATCCACGCCATGTTCTCCTCTCCCATCGCCTTTGTATCGATGTGTCAGATCCTCCGAGAGGACGAGTCTCTGGGCTACATGGAACCAACGTTCACCCAGCGCTTGGTACTCGAGGCAGCACACAACCATCGGTGGCTACTGGTCAACAAGTTCAGGCAAGCCAAGATCACCACGGTTTCGGTTTTGCTCCTGCTGCGTGACTGCATGTACCTGCAAGGCGTGAAGGGTCTGCTCATCGCAGAGCGCCAAGACACTGCCGAAGACATCTTCGAGCGCATCCTGTTCTCGTATCAGCGCATGCCCAAAGACGTACGGATGCCCCTGGAGCCCGGCCGTAAAGCAGGCATGACTCAGATGAAGTTCTGCCACGGTGGTGGGATCAAGATTCTCACTGCGGGCAGCCGCTCACCCGCTATTGGTCGTTCCATTGACCGTTTGGTCATCACCGAGTTCGGTGAAGCCCAATGGCAGCGCAAGGCGGCCATCAATATCTTCCCAACCGTGAACAAACGACCCAACGCTCGAGTGATTCTGGAGTCTACACCCGGTCGTGCGGGCTCTCACCACGAGCAGATGTGGCAATCCTCACTCGAGGGGAAAGGCCGATTCCACCCCCTATTCCTCGAGTGGTGGAGAGACAACAGCTGCCAAACCGACCGGTCGGGCTTCATCCCCACAGAAGAGGAGCGTAAGTACTGGGAACGGCACGAGGGCATGGAGTTGCCCAGCATGGCGTTCCGTCGACAGGCCCTAAACACAGAGTTCGTTGGCGATCCCCGACTGTTCTCCAGTAAGTACCCCAGCGATCCATACGATGGCTGGCTTGGAACCTACGCACCCATCATGCCGTCCGATGTGCTCAAGCCCGCACTCGCAGCGGCCATCGTCGACCCCCAGCTGTCCCCCTCAGGGTGTTGCGAACTTGACCCACCCCTGGCCGAAGGCCGCTACCTCATCACAGCTGACCCGGCTGGCTTCGGTGGTTCGGGTGACAAGAGCGCCCTGACCGTGTGGGATGCGTTCGAGCGACGTGAGGTCGCCTTCTGGGAAGACCGTGAGGACCCTGGGCGCTTTGCCTCACGCGTCATGCGCGTACAGGCCCGATACAAGAACGCCATGGTTGCCGTAGAGTCCAACGCCACAGCCTGCATCGCCGTGCTCAAGGACCACGGATGCAAGAAACTACTGTGGACAAACCGGAACCACCCCGGCTGGTACGCCACCGAGAAGAGAATCCAGGAAGCAGAAGCGCGACTTGTGCAGATGCTCCGTGACGACGAAATCACCGTCAGGTCTAAGGGCCTGCTCCACCAGTTGGTCAACTACGACGGGTCGAGAAAGAAGCGCGTCAAGGGCCACGACGGCGTCACTCACCACTTCGACCGTGCGAGAACTGCCATCATGGCAGCCGACATCCTCTCGCGTCGTCACTTCACACGCGCTAATATCGACGAGCCTGAGCTTAGAGAGGCGGGGAAGATTACCATTGGCGATCTCGACCGGTTCAACCACAAGCTCAAGCAAGCGGCCAAGAGCCCATTCCAGCCGCCACCGCGTAGCTGGATGTAGCCCCAGGACATCGGACTATGCCCAAGCTATCCACACTCATCGAGCGGCACCTCAACTTCTACGAGAGCCAAGAGAAGCCGAACTTCGATAAGGCACGTAGATTCTACCGGGGCGACTTCTGGTCAGGTCGAGACCACCTCTCTGGTCAAGACCAGTCCTCGATGCTGTGTAGCAAGAACCTAATCTACGCCATTGCCGACACAGCCATCAGCGCCCTGCTGGGACCCAACCCAATGGTCGCCGCGAACCCGCGCAACCGAATGAGCCAGGCAGCTGCCCCAGCCGTCAATGGGCTCATTGAATACACGTTCAACGCCAACCGCATGCGCAGGCGAGCCGCTACAGCACTGATCGACTCGGTTCTCTGTAAGCGGGGAATCTTCAAGACCGGCTGGAACGTCATGGAAGACCGGCCCACCATTAAGGTTGTGGACCCGTCGTCGCTGTTCTTTGACCTCACCGTCCGTGACGTAGACGACATCCGATACTGGCTCGAGGCGACCGTACTTCCCTATAGCGAGTTCAAGAACCGCATCGAGACGGGTCGCTACAGCGGTGCGAAGATCAAGGACATCCGACCCGACCGCTACCCCAAGTGGATGCTCGGGGATCGGCAGAAGAGTTCAACAGACTCCGTCCGAGACTCCTTCGAGTGGATCACCGTCTGGGAGCACTACGACCGCATCACCAACAAGGTGCAGCACTACGTGCAGCAGTCGGACACCGTCGTCTTTGAAGACGCCATCGACTACGTCCCCTACTCCATGTTCAGCCTCAACCACTCGGGCATCGACTGCCTGGGCCTGTCCGAAGTACAGCTTGTCCTGTCTCAGCAGGAAACGGTCAACGACCTGCTGACCCACATGAAGCAGATCACCTACTTGATGGTCCCACGCGTACTCTACGATGCAGGCCGGATCACCGAGGAAGACCTGAACAAGGCGATGGAGGCTCAAGCAGGCTCGTTCATCGGGATCACCCCAGAGAACAGCGAGGCCCTCCGTACCCTGGCTACCTTGTTCTACGAGATGCCCATCCCGAGCAACCCCACAGGGGTCAAGGAGTTCGTGGCTCGACAGGAAGAAGACGCAGCGTTCATCAGCGCCCTCGCCGAGGCGGCCCGTGGCCAGGTCGTCGGAGCGAGAACCGCTACCGAGATGGCCATCATCGACTCGCAGATGAAGAACCGCCTCGCTACTCGAGAGGGTCATCTCAATGACGCACTCGAGGATGCCACTGCCAAGGCGTTTTACCTGTGTCAGCGCTACATGAAGAAGGAACGACTCGTCCATGTGACGGGCAACCGAAAGTGGCTGCCTGTGACGCATGAACTGATTCGAGATGTTGAGGTAGACTTCCAGATGGTCAGCTACAACCCCATCCGCAGAAACCCCGCTGTGATGAGCGAGACACTGCTACAGGTGCTGCCCATACTCATGCAGGATCCGAACGTGGACACCCGCCGACTTATCGAAGAGATGGTCCAGGGTCTTGGGCTACCGCACAACCTCATCATGCCTGAGATGGACGTGGCCCAGAAAGTCGCTGTCCAGGCTGCTGCAGCCCAACAGCAAGCCCTTGGAGGAGCCGCTGCCGCTGGTGGCCCGCCCATGGGGGCAGAAGGCGACATCCCACCCGACATGCTGGCTGCCATGCTGGCGGGCGAGGGTGGGGAAGCAGCCCCAGAAGAGAGCCTTGCCGCAGGTGGTGGGGCTCCCATCCGTGAGGGCTCACCGCTCGAGGCTAAGTAATGGGTCGATCTACTATCCGTCGTGGTTCCCGAGGCAGTGCCGTCAAGGAGCTACAAGAGCTGCTGAACGAGCAACGCGTCATCAGCGTCGACGTGGATGGTGTCTTCGGTCCAGGTACCGAGAAGGCGGTCATTGGGTTCCAAGATGTCAGAGGCCTGGATGCTGACGGCATCGTGGGTCCTGCCACCTGGCGTGCTCTTGGGGCCAAGGACAAGAAGCCGAAGCTCGAGGTCATCGACAACGACCTGTCCAAGCCGACCAGTCGAGACATCAACGACCTCTACCCCCCTTTCGCTAACTACTTGATGGACGCCATCAAGGACCTCCACGACCAGGGGTACAAGCCGTTCCTGTTCGAGACGTACCGAACCCCAGAGCGGGGCGAGTACCTCAAGGGTAAGGGCCTCAGCCAGCTGGGCGGCCTATCCAAGCACTGCAAAGGTCTCGCCGTGGACATCGTCTGCGGTACAAAGGACGCTACGGGTCTCGGTGTGTGGTGGGGAGCCCCTACCGGGCAGGGAATCAACGCCTGGCGTAAGCAGCAAGCCGAAGAGTTCTTCGCCGCTCTTGGTGAGGCCGTCAAGACATACGGGCTCGTGTGGGGAGGGGATTGGAAGTCCTTCCCTGACCCCGCCCACGTAGAGTGGGGCAAAGATGTCGAGCCTATTGCATAGCTGGAGAAGTGAATGAGAATCCACGACTACCGATGTTCAGACTGCGACATCATCTTTGAAGAGATCACTCATGGTGACGAGTGGCCCTCTTGCCCCCGATGCGAGAGCACCCAGACCGTTCGTATCCCCTCCGCGTTCGCCATCAAGGGTCACGGCCACGGGTCATTCACTCCTGTAGACATGGGTGTGCTGGGCTACTGCGATACCAAAGAGAAGTACGACCGTGCCGTCTCTGTGGTCAAGGAGCGTTTCCCGAACCACAGCATCAACATCGAAGGCGAGAACCGAGCCGCTCGGGGAGCCGCCCTCGACGAGATCAAGCATCGTAGTTGGCTCGGGAAGAAACAGCGCAGCCTGGACGACAAGATGATGAAGGAGATCTCCAGCAACCGTAAGGTGCTCAAGGCTGAAACTCGCAAAGAGGCCATCAAGCAGAACAAGAATCCAACTGAGGTCAAGCCCACGCACCGGGAAGCTACGCAGTCTGCCTCCAGTTTGGTACGATCCTCGTAGGAGTCACTATGGCTGCAACATCCTTCTCTGATCCGACTCTCGCCTTCGAGGCCGTAGAGAACGCGCAAAACAACCCGCGCTCTCTTCGTAGGGTCAAAGATGTTCCGCGCCGAGACGCCGTCATGTTCGAGGATAGAGAGACGGGCGAACGCCGAGTCATCCCGAACAAGGTGTTACTGGTTCTCGGTGAGGCCGCCGGCTTCGAGATGGCCGACATCGACCCAGCTTTTGCAGACCTTCAACCCAAGTCCAACACATAGCGCAGAGCGCTTCTGGAGACGTCATGCCCGCCACCCCACCAGTCAACCCCTACGATGTCGCTGACCGCGTCGTCGAAGAAAACCCAGAGACCGTAAGCCCTGAAGGGGATCTCAAGCCGATGCTCGACGAGCTGGATCGTCTCATCGCAGGTGGCGAACCCACGGATGCCGGGCCGGGTGGACCCCCCGCACCAGAAGGTGAGATGCCCATGGAAGCACCCCCAGGTGATGCCGCGGCTCCCACCGATATGAAACCTCTGATGGATGAGCTTGGTATCGACGAGGCTCGCGCCCAGTCGCTCTATGACGCTGCCCAGCAGATCGAACAGACCCGTGGCTTGCCCCCAGCTCAGCTGGCTCAGATACTGGCAGACGACATGCAACTGCGGATGCGTCTCGAGGCGATGGCTGCTGGCGAGTCTGACCGCGCAGCTGCCGAATCCATGGACGCAGCAGGCTTTGATGTTCCTCCCGCTGAGGCCGCACCCGGAAATGAAGAGGAGATGGTATGAGCACGGAAGCACAAGAAGCCCCCGCACAGACCCCGGCGACAGAGTCTGGGACCCCCGCTGCGGCACCCGCCGCACCGGAGCCCGCCCAGGAGACCGCCCCTGCAACAACCAGTGATGCTGCACCGACTACAGATGCAGCACCCACAGCACCGGCAGAGGCAGCACCCGTCACCACCCCTGAAGAGCCGCCCTCTCCATTCGAGTGGAGCGGGGAGATTGACAACCTCAAGTCCTCCGAGTGGTTCGCCGGCTTGGATGACCGCGTCCAGCGTACGCTGCTCAACGGTGTTGAGGACAAGTACAAGAACTGGCAGAGGGGCTACACCAAGTCCTTCCAGGAAAACTCGGATCGTCGCAAGACACTCGACGCCAGGGAACAGGAGATCCGTGACCAGGAGGCTCGTGTCCAGAAGTGGTTGTACGGAGACGTCGACCCGCTGAAAGAGAAGCAAGCCGAGATCGACCGTATGAAGTCTGACCGAGAGTCGGCCATCAAGGCGCTCCGTGAGGAGTACGACGCCAACGTGGCGAAGATCAACGAGACTCACGGTACCGAGAAGTCGGACTTCATGGACAAGATCCAGGGGTTCGAGCGAGCCGAAGTCGAGAGAAAGGCCCAGCTGGCTGCTGCCGAGAAGACAGCGCATGAGCAAGCCGTAGTGAATCTCGAGAAGGAACTCAACGAGAAGGCCCCGGATGTCATGAAGAACGATGCGGCATTCTTCGCGTTTGCCAACATCGTCAAGGTAGGCTTCAGCGTGGACGACGCCTTGACCATGACTCGCGCCAAGTTCCCCGCACCCGAGAAGGCGGCACCACCCAAACCAGAGGAGCCCCCCGCCAGTGTGAAGCTCATGAACATGGACAACGGTGCAGGTGGCACAGTCTCGGGTGACTCTCGATCATACGAGGAGATGATGGAGAAGATGCGCCGAGACGCCATGATGAAGAACGGTGGGATCTTCGGGCAGTGACCGACGAGATTACCAAGTCGGTCCCGCCCTGGATGCTCCCGCTGCTCTATGTCATGGGTGGTGGGGGCCTCGGGGCAGGTACGACTTTCTTCTCGCCAGATACAGAATACCCAGAATGCCATGATCTCGAGACAGAGGTTGTGACTTTGCAAGCCCAACACGATGCCCTGTTCGAGTCCTTCCAGGCAATCGTTGGGGTTCTATCGGAGTGCGCACAGTAATGGCTAACGCGACAGAGTACTACAAGCTTAAACAAGAGCTGAAGACCGAAAACGGCGGCACCGGCAATGGGATACCTGAAGACCCCAAAAGCCCGAAGGCAGGGAGCCCCGTCCAATCCACAACCGCGCCAAAATCCGAGAGAGAAGACCTCCAGGAAGACCCTGACAAAGTCATACCTATAGGGTCTCAACAGCTTCGTGAGATCGAATCGAGCATGGACCCACACTGGGAGGAAGAAGCCGCTCGCCTGCAGAAGGATAGCGAGATGGGCCAAAAGTCAGCTAAAGAGATGGACGGCGTTACCTACGAGGAAGCAATAAAGCGAATCATGTCGCATGACGATTGGGCCGACATCAGCGAACCGGCCTTCGAGCACGCACCATCTGAGATCAACCGATCCAAGTACCACTGGGAAGAGTTAGAGAATGGCGTCGCTGCTCTGCTGTATCAAGAGGGGATGGGCTACATTCAACTACCCCCAGCGTTGAAGGCAGACCTGCAACTGCTGATGAAGTTCAAGGACCACAGAGATTATCAGATGGAACTCGGCCCCTATTATAGCCCCTATGGATCTCCTTAGCTAAACCTCGGCGAGGCGTTCCCGGATAGCGAGAGCTGCCGTCTTGCGCGTGTTGCCGTTCTCCTCAGCCGCGAGCAGGTCGATGAGAATCTCGTCGAGCGACCCGGAGTTTAGGGCCTTCTTGAGAGAAGACACGGGCTGGTCGAGAGCTGACAGATC